TAGGGCAGATTTTTATCCATAAGTTTTTGCCTTTCTTGGTTGGTGTTACATAATCAAATCAGTCTTGTCGCCGTCTATTAAGTCCAGCGACCAGCCGGCTGCGAGAAAACCGCACTGGAAATACAGCTCCGCGCGTTGAAGCAATGCCTCATTGCCGCCTTCTTTCCGCAGACATTCAAGCATTTCGTAGAAGACGTCTGCGGTTTTGGCGATACGTTCGCAGAGGGCTTCTCTTCTGGCGCGCTTTTCTGAGGCCTTTTCTATGCAATAGTTTTTTATGCCTGCTTTTTTTGACGGCCAATCAAACTGAAAATCGGAAAATTTGGGTTTTCTCATATTTGCCTCCTTATTTGCAAACAGCGCGGACAGCTTCGCTGAAACGGATATCGTGTCCGGCTTCAGCTTGTTTTTCCTGAAACGCGCGGGCCTTATCAGCAATGTCTGAAGCAGTCTGCGGAGTTTCGTCTTTAGCCGGCGGCGTGACTTCCGAAAAATTAACGGCTGCCGGCAGTTGGCTGATAAGTGCCTTAAACGAAGCCAGAGCCGTATTTTCTTCGCTGAACTCCAGTCCCAAAGTGCTCAAATCTTCCATAAAAGACAAAACGCTTTCTTTCATGGCGGGCAGCAGTTTGCCGGCTTTGACCTGTTTTTCGCAGAACTCTTTATTTTCTGTGGACAGCTTATCGCTTTTAGCTTTCAACAATTCGGCCTTGAGCCTGGCATTTTCGGCTTCGACAGCCTTGGCTTTTTCATTATCTGCCGGTTCTTCCTGCTTAATGGTCGGAGATGTTTGTTCATTGTATTCAGCCTTTGGTTCTGTTCTAACTTCATTTATGGCATGTTCGGCAGCTGAGGAAATTTCTTCAATTGCATATTCCGGAATGACGGTGTCGGCTTCTTCTTGGCTGTATTTGCCAATCAGAAAGTTCTTCAAATTACGGAATAGACGGGAGATACCTTTGTCGTTGTAAGCCAGTTCTGTTTCTGAAAACTCTAATTCAAACGCAATGTCGGCATTATCGGTTTCGGCGAAGCTAGCACTGCCAAGCCCTTTAACAGCTGGAGGCTGAGCACCTAAAAAAGCAATATGGCGCAGCGTGAAATGTCCGGGATTGGGGTTTGTCGGAGAATTGGGGGAATAGAAAGCCGGAGAAATCTTCTTAAATGCCCCGGAATTAACCATTTCGGCAAATTCAGGATTTACTTGCGCCGGAATCGCCTTCAGCATTTTAGCTGCGGCATCATAGCACAGGCTTTTAATCCAGCCGAAAGCCGGTTTGTCATGTTTGGGATGCCCGCAGCAGATAGGGGCTTCGTGAATTTCGGAATTGTAGCTTGCGGCGATGTCTTTCAAATCGTCTTCGCTGAAGCTGATTTCCTGCCCGGAACTGTCAATGTGTTTGCCCGGACGAAAAATATTAATAAATTTCTTTGTCATATCTTAACTCCACAGGTTTGTTGCCTATGAAGCCAAGATAACTGAAGACTAAGGATTAATTAATGGGAAGTGTTCGTATAAAATATTGATTCTGTTAAATATTTTTGCTTTTATCGTTTTTAGCGATTAAAATACTTCTTATTTAAAGTCAAGCAGATTCTAAAAATAAAGATTATTCCTATATATAATATGCCGTTTATTGCCGGACTAACACCCCACTAACAGGGGGATTCAGATTTTACTAAGTAACCGGCTTTATTTTGCTAAATTGCTTTTTAAGGGGCTTTATTTATTCTTTTGAGATTTTAGACATACATTTTTGCAATAACTCATATAAAACCTATTGTTTTTTTTAGAATAATAAGCTATAATTTTAAATATAAGATAATGAGGCGTTCCGGTAGGCGGAATCAGAGCCTTGTTTTTCTTAATCCCGGCGGCTTACCCGAACCGGGATTATTTTTTATATAATAGCAAGCCTGCGCGGTATTGGTTAAAATAGGCATCTTTGGCTTTTTGGGTTTTACCGTCTTTGGGTGTGAAGCTGGTTGTGCCGCTCCAGCCGTCGTTGGTCTTGTCAAAGATTGTAAGACAATGACTGCCGTCTTTCCCTTCCCAGATTTTGAAATAACGTTTTTTCAATACCCAAATACCGGCGGCGTTCTTTATCCATTGCAGCCAAATTTCGTCTGGATCCTTTAATCCCTGCGCAAGAAGTGCCATATAAGGGCCACGCCCGAACTTGGCGGCTTTGGTCTTTTTGCCTCGTGACATAAACAGGTCTTCATTTATCGGCATGTTGTCGCCGGCTTTATCTTCAAAAAAGCCAGTTTGTCCGGGTTTAATCCCGAATTCCCTAAGAAACGCAGCAATATAGGTACTGTCGTCTAAATCTTTGGGCAAGATGGCTTTTTTCGGTATTGGCGATGGTTTAGGCAAGGTCGGCAACTGTGTCGGCAGTTGCAGCGTATCCGGTAAACTGGAAAGTGGCGGTGGTGTGAAAGCTCTTGTACGGGCTTTGCCGACATTATAATCAAACCCCGGAGAAATGCCCTCGGGAACCATAACCGTTTCGCCGGTACGCTTATTATGATAATTTACAAATTTTGTTGACGGACGTTTGCTTAAACGGACGTTTCCACGGTCAACTTCGCTTTTCAATACCTGCTCGACCCAGCATTTACAGTTCCAGGCACAAGGCGGATAATGCGTATCCCACCAAGGGTCGTCCACAGGCAGTACAATGTTATTCCACGCCTTGTGTTGCTCTCGCGACCGTTCCAGCATTGAACAACGATAGCGCAGATACGGGTGCGTTTTCTTGGTTGCCTCTATTTCTTCCCACCGTCCGGCGGAATATGCTGTGTCAATATTAGTGCGGTAAATTGTTTTTAAGCGCCGCGTGCTGCCGAGCTGAACTTCTTTAACCTCGCCGGTGAGCGGATCCTGCATATCAGCGCGCCCCCACCAGCCGCGCGCCACCAGTTTGGGCTTTAAGTTTTTTTGAAAGCTCTCGAACGTTTCGCCGGAAACAAGGGCTTTTTCAAGCTCTCCCCGGATATCCTGCAACAAATCAATGCTGGCGGCTTTGGCAACCGTGAACGCAATGGCATGTTCTTCTTTCCAAACGTCGCGCCAGTCAAAGCCCAGCGCGTAGCCTTTGCTCTTAAACCATTTTATCGCTTTTTCCGGCGGCATCGGGCCAATACTAACATTAGTCATTAGGCAAACCCGCCTTGCCTTTGATACGGGCGACAAAATCGGCTTGAGCGATAAGCTCCTGAAGTTTGCTTATGTCCATTTGTGGATAGGCTTCCGACAGGCGTTCTTCGAATTCAGCAAAAGAACTGCAGGAAGCGAGAATTTCCTCAATAGGCGCAACCAGCGGCGTCATGACCCTTTCCCAGTCTCCGGACAATTCGTCATCGGCAGTGTCAGGGGCGGCTTCGGCAAACGCTGTGGCTACAGGCGGATATGCCGGCATTTCGCGCTTTTTCCATTCGCCGCCGTATTTTTCATTGATGTATTTTTCTGACGGTTCAAACCCCATATTATATATTTTAGTGTCTTGGTCGGCAGCTCTCATCAAGTCTTCAGGCTCTTCAAAACGGTGTACTAATTTTGGCGGTGTAGCACCGGGAAAGTTAAACTCGACTAGCCATTTGATAACCTCGTTAAAACTCTCGTCCAAGAGTTCGGTGTCAGACTTAACGATTAAATCTTTGACGTTTTCCTGAACTTCAGCCGTACCGACATAGGCACCGTTCTGGCTGGTTCCCTCTTGACCGAGAATCGCTTTGGCTATGATTTTATCCAGATAGCCGCAGAATTTTTCGAAATCCCCGCCGGAATTGCGAACTGCCTCGAGCAAATCAACCGTGGTACCGTCTTCAACGACAATGCTGGTTTCTTGAGAAATCGAGGCCAGCATTTGCAGCAGCTCGCGCTTTTCGTCATCAGTTGCGCCGGCACGGTAAGTGCCGCGGGCAGTCGGAACGGCAAACTTTTCAACAGCGACCGACCAGAATTTAAGGCCGTTACGTTTTAAATATACAGGCCAAAAGCAGACATGTGCCAGACCAAGCCCATACACCTCATCGTCATTGTCGCCGGAGTTCTTATAAACCCAGAACTTGCGCGCCGGCATAAGTTCCATATTGGAAAAGTCTTTTTTAAGGAAGAGCTCGCCGGTATATTTGAACTCGAATCGCTCCGGCTTTTTGACGTTTATGGCAGCAATGACAATCCGGTTGTCTTTAATTTTATAAAGGATTTCGGCGACAGAATAACCGAACCAATTACCGTACAGCATTTTTTTATATTTGTCTTTGAAACCGATATTTTTCAGGTTTTCTTCAATAAATGCGGCGATTTCAACGTCTTTTTTGTCTTCGGTGGCGGGGATGATTTCCCAGGGCGCGGCAACGGCAGCGGCAACGCGTTGTTCAATAAAGCAGGCTTTGACCTGCTCATCATACAGCAAATTGCGATAGGTCTTAAGATTACCGCCGCGTTCGAGCAGAATCTTGTCCAGCGGGCGCACGACATCGGCCAAAAGCATACGGCTTTTAAAATATTCCTGCGCGCTTGCCAGTTCGGTGCTAACCGGCGGCTGTGCGGTCTGTTTGTTTTCACGGTTGTTTTTAGACTTTTTCATTCTCAAATCCCACTATAAGCTGTTATTCTTTTAAAGACATTGTGCAGAACTGACCTGTTTTTCTCTCCCAGAGTACTTGCAGTTGACATCCGTCCTGTGCTGGAGCCGGCATATTTAATGCAATTTGACCAGAGGATTTCCAGACAATCAACACCGTCATCATGGTCAACCACCGGCCAATGCCGCATTTGTTGGATAAGCACCGTTAATATGGATAAGAAGCGGATTGAACCGTCGGCGACATGCGGCTGCAGCGTTTGAATACGCAGGTCTTTGTCGACATTCTGGCTTATGCCGATACAATTCAGCTGCACGCCGGCCTTTTTGCCGCGTTTAATCGCCTCAGTTCTTAAAAACTCTTGATACTGGACGGTTTCAACAAACCAGAAAACGCAGTTATACTTCTTTTGATAATAAATCATGTCGTTGATAATCTTGTCGGGCAGCCGTTTCTTAATAGCAGCCTCCTGCAGATATAGCACACCGATATTGCGATCATAAAAGCCGACCAGAATTGCGGACGGGTCGCGGCGGCGGCCGAATTTGCCAAGCGAGGGGTCAACCGCACCGAAAGCCGGCAACTGCTTAGCCAGAACGTTCCAATAAGTAAAATCGGTGAATGTCGCCGCATCTCCGGAAAGCGGGTCGTTTTGATATTCGGCGTCAAAGGCCGCTGTGCCGACTTCAACCTTGATTTTCATTAAGGTCAAAAGGTCGCGTTTGTCCGGCCAGCTTAAGACTGCGCCTTTGTCCATAGCTGCTTTATGTGCCGAGTAAAATTTGTCAGCCTTTTCTTCCGGCGTTTCTTTTTCTTCGGCATCTGGCTTATTTGTTAATATTTCCTGCCATTCCTGCCAAAGCTGCTGATTTTCCGGCGGTAACATAATGGCACGGAAGATTACGCTGCGCCACAACGGATTATTAAGCGTACGGTTCAAAACTGAATCATAGTGCAGAATTGTCCCAATGTAAAAGACGTCAAGTTTTGCCCCGGCTTCGCCAAGGTTTTTAATAGCTTTGTTGAGCCAGCTCTCCAGATTGTCGCGGTTGGTGGGGTTCTTAACCTCCTCATCGTTTTCCATGTCATCCAGAATAACCATGTCTGGACGATAGGCGCCGTGTTTTAAACCGCGCACGCCTTGACGGGCACCGCGGGCATGGACTTTAATATTATTCTTAGAAACAAAAATGCCGACTTTCCACGTTGTCGTGCGGCCAAAGGCCTCTGGGAAATCACTTTTGAGCCGCTGGTTGAATTCAAGCTCAACCTTAATTGATTCAATAATAACAGAAGCGTTTTCAAAAATATCCTGAATAAACAAGATATAGTGTTTTTTGCCGTAAACAATACAATATATAAGGCCAATCATTAAATAAGTCGTCTTGGCTTCGCCGCGCGGGGCGGCGATAGCCTGGGAAATACTTTTTGATGAGCGAAGAAGCGGCAGAAACTCGCGGAAAAACCATTTATGAAACAATGACGGCTCAACCGGGCGCAGTTTGCCGGTTTTCTCGTCAACCTTGGGGCGGATATAGTGCGGAAAATATGTCCGGGCGAAAAATTCAAAATCATTTTCAGCCCGCGCCCGGCGTTCTTTAGACGCAGCGGGTGAGGCATCAAAGCCCTCGGCGATATTGTCAAGCTGCTGTTTGAGCTGCCCGGCAATATCGGCAAGGCTTTTCATAAATTCCGATTTTGAGACCTTAACCATAGTGTTTTGTCAGCTCCTCGCCGAACGGCTCCAGAATTTCGATAAAGGCTGCAGCATGATGCGGAAAGTTATCCCGGACAAAGTCGCCCAGCAGTTGGATGACATCGGTTGCAATCGACAGCTTGGACAATTCAGGGCTTGCCATGCCTGCCGATTTCATCGTCTTAGCAAAGGCATCGGCCAGCGAAGCCAAGGCATCAACCTTTTCTTTGGCGGTTAAGAGGCATTCTTTAGATTTTAAATTATCCATAATCGACTGGTGAAAAACGACATAATCGTTAATCATAGTCTTAATGAGGTCATCCCGGCCGCCGGAAGCGATAGATGCGGCAGCTTTCAACTTATCCCAATCATCACCATTTTCCAAAGCCTCAGCTTTCCAACGGCGAGCCGTGGCAATGTTTTTAACACCGGCAATTTTAGCCGCTTGTGTTAAGGGCAACAGCTTAAAAATATAATTTTTGCGGACTTCGTTACGCGCTCGGGTTCCGTAAGCCATAACAGCCTCCGTTTATTTGAATTGTGACACGATCAGACTGATAGCGGCACTAAATACGCCACTGCAGACGACAGAGTTGCGGGTCGTCTTTTTCAAAATGTCGTCTTGTTTTTGCTCCATGCGTTCAAGACGTCTGTCCAAACTGTTAAAGCGTTTGTCGAGCCCCATCAGCATACCTCTGACTTCACCTAAATCTTTGTATAATTTTTCGTTACCGGTTGGCATTTTTTTCCCTTTCTTCCTGACAATCTAAACAAAGACGGCAGCCGGGGACAGCCTTCTGCCGCGCGGATGGAATTACCTCGCCACAAATGGCGCAGACCGGGCTGGAGATTCCGACCCGGTTTATTTTCTGGCGAAAATTGGAGATTTGCTGGTTAAGAGCATTTTCAATCTCTATAACTGCGATGTCTGCAATATCACTCATGAATAAGCCCTTTTCTTTAACCAGCCATTTAAGAACTTTTTGTTTTGGGATTTCTTTTCCGCTAATAGGCGGTAGAACCCGGCAAGTTCGGAGCGATAGGCGCAGAGAATGGCGAATTGCCATTCCGGATTGCCGCCATGATTAAGCGCATTAAGCGTTTGCTCTCCGATGTGTCCATCTTCAACTAGCTTAAACCCCACGCAATTAAGTGCCCGTTGCAGGCAAATATGGGCTTGCTGAGCTCCCATGTTTATGGCCGCATCAAATATTTTGACCGCCAAATCTTCAATCGTGATGCGGTCATAACCGTAACGCAGCCAAAACTCGTTAAAATAAAAGTCTTCAGCATCTTTAACTGTTAGGTTTTTAATCGCATCAATTGTAGCTTCTGGATGCTTTTCCCGGTAGGTTTTAAGAGTAATGCCATATTTTGTGGCACCGCCTGAATCAGCCGGATCATTGACGAAGCCGCCCTCATGCGCCAGCGAATTATTAAAAGCCTTGTTAAAAACTGTTTTATCCATACAAAAAAAAACCTTATAAGCGTTGAACAAAATATAAATTTATCCATGCTTCTAAGGTTAGGATGATTGTTGCTAAATCTTAATGGGAATTGTTCGTATAAAATATGCGTTTTCAATGCGTTATTTATTTAAAATCATAAAAAAGATAAAAAAACAAGAGTTTTTATTTACATGAAGGCGAATAAATGTTTGAATAATAAAAATTGATTTTTTAAAAGGGCAAAGCATGAAAAGTAATTCTCAAGAGGTTTCGGCAAAAGAAAAAATATTAAATTTCTTAATAAAGCTGCCGCAGTACGTGGGGGCAATTATTAAGTTTCTATTCTTTCTAGCGGTATTTATCGGGGCTTTATTTTTACTTAAGCAATGCAGTTAAAAAATAACCGGGGTTTATTCCCCGGTTATTTTTAGACTTTCTTTTAATCTGTGAGGCGGAAATTTCTTTTTGAGGCGTTTTATATATTTTCTTCTTATTTTATTAAGAATTGCCTTTTCTTTATTGGAAATCCTGAAAATTTCTTCTAACTTTGTACCAGTTTCAGGAGTAATACTAAATTTTAAAGAATATGTTTTTTCATGAATATAGAAAATCGGTGTATGATTGTCCTGATTTAGATTACTTTCGTTAAATTTCACGGAGCATACACTAGTTTTTTTCCCTTTATCACTCATTAAAACAACATCATTAACATTAAATCCCTCTTCACCCATTTTATTCTCCTTTTTTTTCCAAAACCGCGCGGGCTTTTTCGCCATTGTCATCCATTATGGCTGGTGGCAGCCATTGGCTATGACAATGCGGCGTTCGATATTCCTGTTCTTTATAATTTTCTGTATCAGCATAGAATTTCAGAACATCTTCATAATCTTTCAGCCGTTCTTGAAATAAATCGAAACGGCTTAAATATGCCCACGAATTGCAAAAATCTTTCAGCAATAACTTGTTTGGATGATTAGCTACATCATTAAAAATAACAAATTCGCCATCAAAAAGCCCGACAAAACCATTTTGTCCCATTATGACTTCGTTCTTTTTGGGATTTTCTGTATTGTTGTGCCAAAAATTAGACATTTTTTTATCCTTAGAAAAAGCGGCGGCCGCAATGACCGCCGCCGTTTGGTTAGTTGTTAAAAAAGTTATCAAAAATATATTTTCCTACTTCCGGTGCAACGCAGTTCCTTAAAATCTGGGCTTTATTGCGGATTTGATAAGGACTTAAGTCAATTCCTATCCGGTTTTGATGCTGGGCAATATTTGCTTTTCTGATATTATCAGGGGCAAAATTTGCTTTAGGCACAATACGGTTAGACCAAAAGTAGTGTCTCTGCAGCTGAAAGGTTGGGGCAATCAGCGGTTGATAATAGGGAATAACGTTCTCGACCACCCAATCACACCGGGCATAGTGTTTTAAGAAAATTATTTCCTGCCATAACATTAAGTCGGGATAAAGCGGGGCAAATCTTATGCGCTTTCCGCGGAATCCGAAACAGTATCTTATTCTCGAATGGCTCTGACAAGGCGGTGATGCCCAGATAAAGTCAAAGTCCTGATAATGATTAAGCAAATATTCGTGCGCATCGCCGATAATTACTTCATCATTGGGATAGAGTTGTTTATATATTTCTGCAATCTTAGGGTTAAGTTCAACTGCTGTTATTTCGACCGGCTGGCCGTTAATCATTGTCGGCCAGTCTTTTCTATTGCCGCCAATTCCGGCAAACAGATTTAATATTTTGATTGTTTTTTCCTTTCATCATTAAATAAGTTCAGTTGATTTTCTTCAGCTTTCTGCCGTTCCCGCTCTTTTTTTAACGTTGCTTGAACCCAGCGGTATGTGCAGTTTGCTGATTTATGAATATCGCAGATGCGCATATTTTTAGACCTCATGTCTAATATTATACGTCTGCGCTCGGCTGCCCGATTGGTTAAAGACAACGGCACATCAATTTGATTGCCGCCGAAGTTTTCAATCAGGACTTCGAGCTCTTCGGTGCTGAATGCCTGACGCAGCTCGTGCTTTTCGTGCGGCATTTTGCTGGGGATATATATCCGGCCGCCGCGAAACTTCTCTACGAGTTTCTGCGCGAAAGCAATTGAGGTAACGTCAACAACCTCTTTCAAAAAAATTACTCTTAGGCTTTCATTCAGCATTAAACTTTCCTTTACCTGGCTATCATTTGTTTTAATATTTCAATAATTTTCTGAGCTTGAACTTCATCAAGCCATTTAACATGATCAACGCCGGTATATTTGCGGACGAAAACGTCCAATGCGGTTTTGTCTTTACTTTTAATTTTTCCAGAACGTTGCAGAACACCCCACAAGGCATATATTTTGCTAATTGAGGGCTTATTGGGCTTTTCATAGGATTTGCGTTCTTTGCGGGTTTTATCTCCAGCTTTGCGCGGTTTTTCGTCTTTCCAGCCCTTTTCTTTAAGTTTTTCAATTACCTTTTCCAGCTGCTTATCCGTGCATTTGGCGGAACTATCTTTTCCGACAGCCTGCTGGATAATGCTGCGATAGGTATCATCGTCCAAACCCAGCTGGTTTTTAGCAAGGTGAATTTTGGCAATCATAATATTACGCAGCGGTTTCATTGAACTTCTCCGAGATGCCGGTGCTCCAAAATTCCGGCGGTAAAACTTCGCCGGCAAAAACTCGTTCTGCCGGAATAACCTTTATTAAAATTTCTAGGGCTTCAGTTTCATTTTCCAAATTGCGAATCCCGAATCTTGCAAAAACTCCGTCATAAAAAGGCTCATTCGGCCCGGTAAGATGCAATTTTTTATCTTGCCAAGCATAGGGGACACCGTCCGGAAAATCGGCAACTGCGATAAACCGGTCGCCAAGAAGCTTTTTAAATTCTGCAACTTTTTCCTGCGTTATAAAGCCGATAATACTTGCGTTTGTCATTTTATAATCCTTTCAACCTGACATCATCAGCGGCAGGTGGTTAATCACTGCCGGACGACGGATAAAAACACCGCCGTTTCGTCTCGCGCGCTTATATTTCTGTTACATGGCTGCCTCCCGGGTTGTGTTGCATTTGTCAAATTCGCCTATATGTATGTGTTTACCTTGTTTATTTGGAGTTTTGGCGAAGTTATAAATCGGCAGCAATGTCTAGCGGAATGGCTTTGTAGGCGTCCGTGTTACCGATACGTTCATAGACCCTGATGTAGCCCTTTGAATAAGCGACATTCATGCTGTCCATGATAGCTTGTTTGGCGCGTTGCCATTTTTCGTCCTGAATATTCAGGCGAAGCAAACCATAGATTTTGGACGCCGACAGATTGCCTTGTTTGTCAGTCTCAAAGGCATAATTGACCAGCGTAACAAGCTTCGGGTCGGCTCCGTTACCCCATTCAAGGACACATTCTTTGAACAAGGCTTCGGCCGATTTTGCAGCTTCGTTGAAAACAATACGGTCGGCAAAGCTGCGGACAACTTTATATTTACCGTCGAAACTGTAGAGCGTTAGATTGCCTTTTTTGCCGCCCAGTTTGGCCTGATATTTTTCGGCGACAATCTCTTCCAGCTCGGAAATGTCTTGCATGGATTTGACTTTGCAGTCTTTCAGTACGGACTGGCTTTTTTTGAAACGGTCAACAATGATTTTGACGGTCTGGTCACGGAGCTGGTCTTGCGGTTTGACCATAGCCTTGGGAATTAACCGACCTTTGGCGTCGGTCATATATTCGTTTTGATTAATTTCAGTCAATTTTTACCTCCTACAAATCCAGAGCTTTGCGATATGTTTCGAGTAGGAAGTCATTTTCATCCCGCTCAGCTGCATTTTGTTTTCGCAGCTTAATAATGGTGCGCATAATTTTGTTATCAAAGCCGGCACCTTTAGCTTCCGCGAAGATATCGCGTATATCGCTTTCAATTGCGGCTTTTTCTTCGCTTAACCGTTCTATGCGTTCGATTAAACTTCTTAATCTGTCTGCGGCGATTCCGCCGACGTCTGTATCTGACATTGTTTTTCTCCTATGCTGATTTGTTGATTGTTTGGGGATTATTTCCCGGAATAATAAGATTTTCCTCAATGTTTTGGGTCATTTCACCCAACGCCATGAGATTGTAGCTGAGAGAAGCGAGCAATTTATTGATTCTCTCAACGTGCTGAAAATGGTCGCCTATCTTTTGAAGGTGAAAATCATTTTCCCCTTTGAGTTGATTAACTTTGCTTTCCAGCGTTTTAATTTTCGAGCTTAAATATCCAAGCTGATTAGGATTGTTCATCGTTATTCTCCTTAAATTGTTTCATAAATTCTTTTTTAGGGTTGTATTTGACAGGACATTTCAAGCAGAACTGATGAAGCTTAAACAACATCGGATTGCTGGTATTTGTACCCTTGCGATTGGTTTCTTCGCACTTCTGTTTACTGATTATTTTTTCAGCGAAAGGGCAGAAAATATTGTCGGTGAACGTTGTCAAAATTTTGGTCTCTAGCTTGCTGCTGTCCTTGGCTGGGTATTTTCCAGACAGGTACAAACTGACACTTGAACGCGCATAACCAATTTTTTTAGCTACGGGACTGACGGCACCTGCTTTACATACCTCTTCCCTGCAAACTTTCAGTGCTAAGCTTTCAGACATGACAGCACCTCACCGTTATTGGGGTTAAATATTTCATTTTCCCGCCGCCTAAAAATCGGCGCAAGATATCCAGGGTCTTTAACAAGAGCGTAACGTTTAAAACCATTAGAGGTTAATGCATAGCCTGGCTCCCGGCTTTTTAATTCCATAAGAAAACCTGCTCTTGTTAGGGCTCTGAGGTAGATATGGAGCTGATTAATGGCTTGTTTTTCGTTGCCATCTTTTGCCAACATCAAAATATCGTTGACCGTGAATTTCTGCTTAATACGAATAGCTTTCCAAGCTCTACTGCGAAAGTTGTCTTTTTCCTCTATCGGCCATTGGTAGCCTTTTTCCGGACCGGGATTTATAATCAGCGGTTGACCGCTTCTTTTTAGACTTTTTCCCTTGTCTGTAAGGCGATAAACTCCTGTAGATGAACGAGTAGCATAACCATGTTTTATTAAGTTTCCCACTGCTTGGCTGATGCTTTTGGTTGATAGTTCTAGCTTTTGGGCTAATTCTTCCAGTTTTATTGGCTTATCGCCCATTTGGTTAAATACTTTAGTCATTACTTCACAACTCATCATTAACCTCTGACATAAATCGGGTTAGAGTTGCGGCGGTCATTCATTAAAGGCAGACCAATCATAGAATCGTAAGTAACTAATTCAAGTCCCGGATTTCTCGCAGCAAAGCGGTCTATAGAGGCAATAGCTTCTTTAATTTCACGGGAATACCCATTTGTTACCTTATGAATAAAAGCGATTAACTTATCTTCAACCTGAACGTTACATAAGGTATTAACCAAAAGTCTGGTATCTTCAAGGTCAAGTTCTTTAAATTCGACATATTGTCCTATACGGCTGGCTATCTGCGGAAAACGCTTCAAACTATTGCGAATAATACCCATGCCAACCAAGATAAAAGGTATTTCCAAATAATCAGATAAATCTCGTAAGGTTTCCAAGCAGCGTGAACTTCTGGCAATATGGTCGGCTTCATCAACAACAATTGCAAAGTTTTTGCCGCTAATTGAATTTGCATTTGTAAACTGTGCCAGAAGTTCCAAAGCCTGTTTATACATTTTTTCAAACGAATACAGAGGAACGGCATTTAAAGCTGTAATAAGGTCGCGCATCATCCATTGCGGTGTCCATTCTTTTTTTGCTCGCAAATAAATGCACTCATTACGAACAGCCCACCAGTTGACGGTTGAGGTCTTTCCTAGTCCGGGTTGTCCGTCTACAATCATTAAACATGCTTCCTGAGCACCTCGGGTGCTTAAATTTGCAATTCCGGTCAGAAAATGTTTAACATTTTTAGTTTTGACAAACTCATTTTTCATTATATAATTATCCTTGTAAGAATGTTATTCTTTGGTCTGATTATTTGCGGTAATCAGGCCGTTTTTATAAGCGTTTTAACTTGGTCAACACTTATATCCTCGGCATCCAAAAGCGTTATATATTCCGGCTTTTGAATCAGGTTATTTAGATAGCTTTTATCGTTTCCGGTTAATTCTTCCGGGTGTCCTAAAAGCCAACTAATCATCGAAACATCGTCGCTGAAAACAGGACGTCCGCTTGGAGATACCTTGATTGTTTGAACTGGCTTTAGTTCTATTTCAGGCTTGGATGTTTCAGAAATGGAGGTGAATTCTTCCAATTCTGTTTGAACAGGAGCTTCAATCAGACGGTTTTTATATTCATCTTGAGCATCATCGACATGTTTTTGCAAACGTGTGATTTTACCTGTTAGACGCTTTGTATCTCGATGTTCAAAATAACTTTGCGGGAAATAGCCTACAGTTCCGCACAATGGAGCTGTACATATTTTTCGACCGAGCTTTTTCTCATTGTTATGAAGAGCAATCTCGTAAACATAAATTTCTTTTGCTTCTGCTGGGTCGTAACAAATAGCAACTTCCTGTTCATCATAGGGAGCTAGTGCAACTGAAGCATATTGATTGCTACACCAAGCTATGCGTTCACGGCGAACTTTGCGAATTTCAAAGAAGCGGTGAAGTGTTTCTGCTTCTACCTGTGTTATTCTATCTGCAACGAATCCGTTTTCGACAGCCTTATTCCAAAATTCGGTTGGGGTATAATGACGTTTTTTGTAAGTTTTGACATCAACCATAATTGGCAGGCTTGAATGTTCTTTATTATTGTACCAATCGACATGCCTTTGACAGAAAACTACAAAATCAGCCCATTTCATCAGAAGTTTTGAGCCGCCGATTTTTGCAATATCTTGACGGGTTTTCTTAAAAACAGCTTGTTTTGCCTGAGGATCCATATCGGCCCCCATATATGTCGGCAATTCTTTAGCGGCCCTGACCCAAATAGTGCGGTGTATGCGCTCACCAATACCACGAGCTTGAGAGTTATAGGCAATAGAATTCTCTTTACGAATATTCAATCGGGATAATAAACCTACAACGGAATCGTCAAAAAATTTATTATTGAAGCCCTTACCATTATCAACATACCATATTGCCGGAATGCCATGAGTTTTTATTGACATAGCCAATGCGGCATAAACTGAATTTGTACGTTCGTTTAAGTCAATAGACCAGCCGACAACTTTACGAGTGTAGACATCGACAACAGTTGTAATTTCAGGTCTGAATGGTTTGCCTGTAAGAGGGTGTTCGATTTCTGCATCAAAGGTATGGCCGTCGGCCGTATAAACGGCAGTGGGCCAAAGGTCGGAAGTATCACGGGAAACATAGGCTTTTATCTTTTTTATTTCTCTGGTGCCCATTCTTCCTTTTTCTCTGATTTGAGCCGGTAGTTTTTTTATAAAGCGTTGCACAGCGGAATAACTGGGGCATTTTTCTTCAGATATAACACCTTTGAGCAAATCTAAACATTGTTGCAAAGATTTATTCTGGGGTTGTTGCCAAAACTTTAAGAACGTATCACCCCAATCTGGCCATTCTGCTTTAGGCATTTCTTTTGCTGTAAGCGCAAGAGTGGTTCCAGCATCTTTGACAGCTTTGCGCCAATTAAAAATGGTTGCTCTGGATATTTTGACCTTATTTCCGCTGCGACCATTGGCTTTTTTTACAGCTTCAGCCATTTCTTGACGTAATGTACCATCGGAAATCATTGTCTGAAACTTTGTAATGGCAGCATTGATACCGCATATTTGTGCTAATGCATCTATTTCTGCAAGGATTACCGCCCTGGCCTCTAATGCTTCGCGCTGATAAGGCAATAACTGGTCAAATATCATCGCTTGTTTTTGGACTATTTCTTTTTTTTCGGCTTCGACAATTTCCGCGCAAGAAGTTGATTTCAGATTTAAAATATAAGTTTGTGCATCTTTAGGTAAAGAACTAAAGCAGTATTCAAAACCGCCACCTTTCCCCAATTTTGGTCGTGATTTCCAGTTTTCTCTTTTGGCTTTTGCTATTAAATGCGGTCTATATTTGGGAAGAAACGGAATTTTCATTTCTAATAATTCCGCAACAGAAAAGTATTGTTTAACCATTACATGCTCCTTTCTTTTGCTTTACAAAGAGGCTTAAATGGTTTAAGGTGGTTTGCGGAAGCATGAGGATGAAGCGGATTTCCGTTCTTATCGTAGCGATTAGGCCAAAGTTCTTTTGGATGGACATTCAAAAACTGAGCTATGACTTGTTCACCGATAAATAACGGCGCCCGAAGAGCTTTCCTGATATTTACGGAGTTGACACCAGTAAGGCGTGCTAAACCTTCCAATGTCTGTCCCCGTTTATAAATGGCGCATTTTATATCTTCAGGATGTAAAGGTTCGTTTCTCATCATTTTTCCTTATAATCAACTGGTTGCCGCCAGTTTTTTATAAAACTTATATTGTTAGTTCGTTTGTTACTAATAACAATATAAGCCGGTTTTCCGACTGTGTCAACGGAAAAACGACCGTAACAGTTGGAAATCAGACTATTTTTAGTGTAATATACTGAAAAACAACAAAACTTTTTTGTTAATTGAGGTAACATTATGACCGTAACAAAAGACAAAACAAACTGTAACGGTTTCGGTGAACGCTTAACCGAAGTGATTAGGCGCGCCCAAGTTACCAGAGAAAGCTTTGCAAAAGACCTTGGATATGGAATAACTGCCTTAAAATCTTGGATATATGAAGAAACGTCCCCAAATTTGCAAACGATTTTAAAAATCTGCGATAAATATAAGGTAAATTTAGAATGGCTCGCAACAGGAACGGGAACGATTGAAATTGGCAGCACGTTAAAACCTGACGGCTTGTCCATCAAAGTCTATGACGTTAAGCTATCAGCAGGTCTCGGTTGTTTTGCAACAGATGAAAATTTGCTCGAAACGATTGTCGTTCCTAATCAAATGGTGAATAGGTATGATTTAAACTCATATTGTGTTGGGGCGTTGATTGACGGGGTTTCTATGGAACCAAAGCTTCATGATGGCGATATAGTCATCATTGACCGGTCAGTAGAAACTTTTGAAGACGACAACGTTTATGCTTTCTTTTATGACGACCACTGCTATATCAAGCAGCTACAAAAGCTCGGAAATGAATTGAAAGTTAAAAGCTTAAACCCTGATTATGACAGCTGGATTATCCATAATACAAAGGATATTATCATTGCTGGTAAATACAAGGCGCGTTTCTCTGGTAATATTTTATAGAAAATGCACAAAGCAGTCTAAAAAAAGACGCAAAAAACCGTTATTCTTTGATAAAAGAGTCTAAAACATTAGACCGAATAAAAATCCCGGGGATAGCCCCGAAAATCAATCCTACATTGAGTTACAGGAATTCACCCTAAACAATTACGTAGTCTAAAAATGAGTGGTACCCTACACAATCGACGAAGGACGGCAAGGGAACAACGTGACCGCGCCAGCCCCGCCACCCCCACCGCAAGGGAGGGGACAACGAGTGTGGTCAAGCCATAATCTTTGTTACTGATTCCCCCCAGATTACTAAGAGATACCTATTTTGTGTTTTAGATAGCAGTTAATTTTATGATAAGCCTCTTTACATTAATTATAATCGTGCTAAAACAAACCCGATTTGGTATTATTCTGGATGTTATTTAAAAAGTGACCTCTTTTCAGTTTGCTCTGATTATGAACAATACCAATGATTTATTTTTTTATTAATCATTTAAATTTTTTGCCTTATGAAAAGAAAAGTTGTTTATGGGCTGATTGGCGGAACAGTTTTGATTGCTACAGCCGTTGTTGCTTATGTTAAACGTGAAGCTATTAAACAAGCAGCTAAGGAAATCAGCGACGATGTGAAAAGACGTCTGAAAAAAGAACTCCCGGACGAAATTGCAGAGTAGCCGGTCTTTGCCCCTGGAAACTTAATTGTTTCTCGGGGTTTTTTTATAATCTGCTTTTGAGGGCGTGCTCTTGAAAATGTAATAAAGGAAGAACGGGATTTAACGCTGCCGCCGTGCGGCTGGTGGAGCTGAAGGGGATCGAACCCTCGACCTATTGATTGCGAACCAATCGCTCTCCCAACTGAGCTACAGCCCCATAATAGTCTTGAAATACGAGCGATTTCCTATCGCCTTGAGTACCTAAATTCGCTATGGTTGCTGTCGCTTCCCTTGCTCATTAAGGTAGTCAAGATGTTGCAGACAAAAATAACAAGAGGTTGTTATTTTTGCTTAGCCATCCCAACTGAGCTACAGCCCCACAACAAAATACTTCTGAATAATGGATTAATCAATTTAGGTTCTGCTGTCAACAGCTTATTTATACTGCTGCTCCAAATTCAGCAGTTTGGCTTTGATGTCCAGTCCTCCGGCATAGCCGATGAGTTTGCCGTTACTGCCGATAACTCTATGGCAGGGAACAATGATTCCGATAGGGTTTTTATTATTTGCCATGCCGATAGCCCGGCATCCCAGAGGGGAGGCGACTTTTACCGCAATATCTTTATACGTCGCTGTTTCCCCATAGGGAATAGTTTGTAATGCCGCCCAGACCTTCATTTGAAAAGCAGTGCCTTTCGGGGAGAGCGGTAAATTAAACGTCTTGCGTTTTCCCGCCAAATATTCTTTAATCTGCCGTGCAGCTTCTGCAAGGAGAGGAGTTTCTTGTTCAAAACATCCGGCCGGCCATTTTTGCGGATTGATGTTAACATGGGTAAGGCTTCCGTCTTCTTCCGCAATGCCGATTTTCCCGATATTTGTCTGATAATATGCGATAAACAAAATATTTTCCCATAACATAAAGTAAAGCGGAGTTTTTATTTTCTCCGCTTTGGTGATATCTAAAACAAGGACAAGCCTTTTTCGATTTTAACGCGCTGCTGTTCAAGCAGAGTGCCCATATTCAGTTTGCCGCTGCGCAGCATACCGCGCACTTGGCAGGCGGCATTCGTATCCGGATTGGCAAACAAGTAAGATACTTTCGCTCTCTTGGGAGCGCCTTCCAAAATCTGGTGGATACAGCCCAAGAAACCATTAGCCACTAATTCGTAAGCCATATCTTCGGAAATACCGCTGGACGCAGCATATTTAACCAAGGCATTAATCGCATCAGACACATTGTTGGAGTGAATGGTCGACAAGACCAAGTGGCCTGATGTTGCCGCGCGCAAAGCTTCTGAAGCCACATCGGGAGAGCGAATCTCACCCAGATAAATATAACGAGGCTTAGAACGCAAGGCCGATTTAATACCTTCTTCCCACTTACCGTCAGGAGGTGTTGTTTGCTTACACAAGCCGAGTTCGGCTTCCGGGGTAATGTAAACGCCGTCTAAAGGCATTTCAATCGGGTCTTCGATAGTGAAAGCATAGCCGCCTTTTTTCTGCAAATATTCTTTGAGAAGGGCGGAAACAGTCGTACTTTTACCTGAACCTGTTGCCCCGGCCAGCAAAATCAAACCGCTGCAGCCGGCCAGTGATACCAAATGCTCATAAACACGGTATGGCATCCCCAGATCTTTCAGGTTAGGCACGGATGTCGGCATTTTACGGGCGCAGTAATTGACGCCTTCAAGCGCAATAGTCCGCTCAACACGATAGTTTCTGCCTTTATAGTTTAGCAGATAACTGCGATTTTCACCATCATAAGCGCCTTCAAGCTGGTTAAAGAACTCTTCAAAATCGTCAAAAGTAACAATCTTTAATCCGCAGTTGGTGCGCCCGCTCCAAATATAACATTTTTTATCTGGCGTCACATAAACGTCTGAGAACTTAACTTCGTTGATAGGTCCGGAACTTTGCTTGCAAACCAAAACATCTGCCGGCTTGGGCTTTTCAAGCGGAGCTTTAACTTCCGGTACAGGTTTAGTCATTGCGGGCCGTTGAGGGACGGCTGCGGCAGGAGTAGATGCCGGCGCAGGCGTTGGTGCCTGTGCAGCTGTAGGCGCTTCGGTCCGGTTTTGCGGAGCATCAATCCCCGGTGATGAAACTTGAGGTTGAGGCGGCGTAACGGATAGCTTTTTAAGCAATTCCTCACTGGTGAATCCACTCATTTTTTTTTCTGTTGGGTTCATATTCATTGTTCCCATATTTTGCGCATATTGATTTGTTTTGTTTTTTTCAAATAAACCCATAGCCAACCTCCTTAATGTCTATTTCTCATTATACATAAATTAGTTTGAAAAATTTATTAAAGTTTCTTGAAATTTGTAAAAACTATAAAAAACACGGCTTAATCAAATTTTTAACAATTATCTCTTATAATAATAAATTGGGAGGATTCAGATGCAAAGCAGACTAGATGTAATCGTCGCTGACTTATTAGCATTAAATACGTTTATTGCCACTCACTCTGATTTTGGAGATATTATCGAGAAGGTTATGCAAGTTGCCGCAAAAACAGCGGTTGCCGATGGCTACTTTTTTTATGAGATTACACCGGATAAATATATGACGCTGGTTTACAGCGATGTCAAAAGTTTAAGCAAACGTTTGAATGGCATGGACAATGCCCTGTTTTATGAAACCAAATCATTAAGTGAAATCCGCCAGAAGAGTTCAAAGCGCCCGGCAGAACTTTGTGCGCTGGGGCATGAAATCATTAATGCAGAAAATATTTACCACAACAGCACGATTGATACGACATTTATCAGCGGCTTTGATAAAAAATATAACTATACAACCGTTTCAACCTTGGTTATCCCGCTGGTTGACCGTAAGCATAACGTCATCGGTGTTGCCCAGTTTATTAATGCTCTGGATCATAATGGGCGGGTCATCGGTTTTTCTCAGGAGATTCAAAATGCGGTAGTTTCTATCTGCCGTCTTCTGACTCTGACTTTGGAAAGAAAAGGCCTGCGAGAGGCATATTCATCGCTTTTGGAATCAGTGATAGAGGTTTTAGCGCGGGCAATTGATGCTAAATCGCCTTATACCAACAGTCACTGCCAAAAAGTTCCGATTATTGCCCGCCTGCTGGCAACAGCCGCAGTGGAAGAAGATGAAGGGCCGCTAAAAGATTTTGAAATGGATGATGATGAGTGGTACTCGCTGCATATTGCTTCATGGCTGCATGATTGTGGCAAAGTAACCACCCCTGATTATATTGCGGATAAAGCGTCCAAGCTGGAAACCATTAACAATCGCATCCATGAAATTCGCAATCGTTTTGAGATTCTGCGCCGCGATGCGCATATCAATTATCTGCAAAAACGTTTGAACAATATGGATACGAAAGAAAACTTGCAGCTGGAATATGCCAAAAATGTTAAAAAGCTGGAAGATGATTTTGCTTTTGTTGCCAATTGTAACGTTGGGGATATTGAACTGAACGATGCTGATTTGCAACGTTTGGATAATATCAGCCGTAAAACTTTTACCCGCTATTTTAACCGGATGCTCGGATTATCTTGGACTGAACGTAATGCTGTCCAAAAAGTTGAAGAATATACGCATCCCGGGCCGGAACCTTTGCTTCAGGATCGTCCGGATCATGTCGGGGAAGAGTTCAACCGCGGTGAACTTTATAATCTGAAAATTCGTAAAGGGACGATTAATCAGGAAGAGCGTAACAAAATCAATGACCATGTCAGAGTGACGATAGAAATGTTGAAAGCGCTCTATTTTACGCAGGATTTGAAGAATGTTGTCGAATATGCCGGCTGTCATCATGAACGTGTCGATGGCAATGGCTATCCTAACCAACTTAAAGGAGATGAGATGTCTGTCCCGGCCAAGATAATGGCAATTGCGGATATCTTTGAAGCCCTGACCGCAAACGACCACTCGTATAAAGAGCCGAAGAAGCTGTCAAAAGTTCTCCGAATTATGCAGAATATGAAAAATACCGGACATATTGATCCCAATTTGTATCGGGTTTTCCTTAATCGCGGGGTATATCGCGAATATGCCGAGAGCTATATGGATCCCAATCAGGTTGATGAAATTGTCGTTGAGAATTATCTCTAACGCGAATTGCCACTTTGATTTAACATTGTTTTTTCAGGGGAAATTTCTCTGGCAACCGGCGTAAAAGAGATTTCCGGGGCATCAGGTTCATCATGGGCAAGGCTGTCCCTGTCGATATTTCGAACCCGCTCGTCAAGACAGTCAAGGAATATGCCGATAACACCGTATTTTTGCTGGTCTTCATAAAGAAACAGACGGTTTAGGCGCACACGAACCTCTTCTTTGTCATCATAACCGAATACTTCGGGAGGAAGAAGGGCCGCCATTTCATCCGCCGATTCAAAAACAACAAACCCCTTAACCAAGCATAAAACTTTGTCGTTAATATCTGCGCATTCAAATTCAACGATGTCGTTAGGGCGGATTTTCTGGCATTTTTCATTGTAAAGACGGACATCTATTTTCTTAGAACCGTCTAATAATTTTTTGAATGGCAAAGCCATCATGGGCATAATATGCTTCATTTCATTCCCCGCTTGCTTGTCTTTTCTAACCACTACAGTAGAACAATAAGTAATAAAAGGGAATTAAAAATGACACTATCTACATCCTTCGCCGTCATAACTTCCGGCTCACCGGCATTCTAGCGCCTGCCTGTCGCTTGCTGTCGACCCCTTCTTTATCCAGGGTTCTCATCCGGCCATCCTCATCATATACAACAAAGCCCTCCGCAAGGGAGGGCTTTGTTATAAATGGCGGATAGACAGGGATTCGAACCCTGGATACCCTTTAGGGGTATACACGATTTCCAATCGTGCGCCTTCGACCACTCGGCCATCTATCCATCGGCGTTTCTATTCATAATAATAAAACTTGCGTTTGACAAGTGTTTTTTTCGCTTAAAGCTAAATTATTTCAGCTTTAATGCCTCAAAGTGATTAGATGGTTTAATCCGCTGGCCAGCCGACAGCCTGCGTGACCATAATCTGTTGGTTTTCGCAAAGGTTAAGAGCCTTAGTGAGGTCTTCTTTGTCAAAATACCCCCTGACGACATTGTTTAATCCTTTGCAGGCACAATATAATCCGACATTTTGGTACGCTGAGCCGGCGTGCATTGCTCCGATCAAGGCCTCATCGCTGGTTGAAACGTAAACCAGGTCAAGTGCGGCTTCCTTCGCATAGTCTTGTGTTGCCAGCAGCGGACGCAAATCTCTGTCCGATACCTGAATAAGTTTGTGCTTTTTGGCATCATACTGCCAAGCACCGTCATGTTTAATGACATAAACAGTTAAATCCTGGCTGTTGAGGGCGGTAGGGATGGTTCTTTTGCCGTTCTGGCGATTGACACCAACCGCGGCCCACAGCATATCAGCCAAAATTTGTTCACTAACAGCACGCCTGCCGAACTGCCGGACAGATTCTCTTTTCTGCAAACATTGCATCAGAGCCCCGTTGCCGCGCATATCCGGTTTGGGCAAGGACTGAGTGACAAGTTCAGCCTTAGCGCCGGAGGCTGCTGTAACAGATATAATTACAGCTGCTATTAATGACTTTATATACATGTATATCTCCTTCTTGTGGGCTTTAATAATCTCTACGGTAATAGCTTAATATAGACAATGATAATACGGGGATGGGGAGAAAATAATATCTTAAATTAATATGAGGCTTCGGCATCCTGCCGTCACCATTTATGCTTTCCGCTTCCTTCTGTCTGTCAGAAAACATAGTTTAGCCCTGCGGTAACCGCCAAATCCTGATAATCTCCTCCCGCTGTTGCGCGCAGTGTTGAGTACATACTGAAAAATTTACTGAGATCAGCACTTCCACCAATTTCCAACCGTACAAAAGCACCGTCGTCAATTTCGGGAGAGTTATCCAAGAAGTTGGTTATTTTCACTTCATCGCCGGAAACCGAATTAAACAGAACGCTCGGTCTGATATAGGCCTTGGCATAGCCGCTATCCAGATTCCAGGTGTTTTCAAATTTAACACCTAAATCTGCCTCGATAAGTGTCAGGGTATCAAATTCCGCCGATTTGGCGTAAACATCCTTTGCATCATCATAACTGATGGATGTAAGGTTAATTACGGCACTCGGCTCAATGTTGAAACTGTAATTAATATTATAGACATAGCCGCCGGCAATACTTGCGCCAAACTCGGTCGCATCGGTATCGGAGCTGACGTTGTCTTTGGTCTTAATGTCAGCCTGTTGCACGCCGCCATAAACCATGGCTAAAGCCCATGCATTCTGCCAGTTATGTCTGAAATATGCACCGCCGGCATAGCTGTCAATATCTATCGTGCTGCCATAGCGGGCAAAGAATTTGTCTGCTTTGCCATCGAAATCATAACTGCCTTGGCGGTATGACAAGAAGACGCCGGCTTTGTTTGCGCTGTCATTATAAAGGTCAATGCCTGCTTCGCCGCCCATAATATCAGCTTCGTAGTTGACGCCGCTTTCATTGCTGATGGTGTGATAAATCGGCATTGCCCAGAAATTGTAATTATTATAATAGTTTTCAATACCTTTGCTGTAATAACGATATTCCGGCGAATGCATCAGCCTGTTGTCGACCAGATTATTATTGCGCAGGTTAACTTTATTAATAACATTATAAACCATGCTCCGGGTTTGTTCCAATGCGGCATTGGGCAGCCCCATATAGGCCATAACTTCGGAATAAACGCCAATTTTACCGCCGACATTAACCATATCCATATACCATTTGTTGCCGGAGTTTGAGGTGTCCCAAAGATACGGGCTGCTGTTGACACGCCAAATATTGAAATTAGAACCGGTATTGGGATTATCATTCGGAGCTTCTAAAAACAGGATTTTTTCAGTCGGTTTGGCTGCAGAAGCCAATTTAACCGTCAGATCTGTCGAGCCGATAACATCTCCGTTAATAACCAGCTTGTCGGAAGAATTATTGACCGGGTCGACTTTTAAGATAATTTTAGAATTACCTTCGCCGACATAATTTCCGGCAATGGTTGTTGTGTTGTTTTTGTCGTCAGCCAGATTCCCCGGGCTAACCAGATTAAGTTCGCCGGCATTGATAACAGAACCGAGAATATTAATTGTTTCGACGCCGGAGGTATCCAAAACAGAGCCGCTGTTGATTTTCAGTACTTTATCCGCATCGGTTAAAGCTAAGTCGCCCGCCAGATGAAGCGTGGCAGCGCCTTCTTTGCCGCCGATATTGATGGCCTCCCACCCTTTAACAGTAGTAGAACCGTTAGTGCCGTCAGAAGAGGCTTGATAAGAACCATCGGCAAAAGTCAGGCTTTTTCCGGCTTCGGTAGCCGTCAAGTCATTGGCAAACTTGGCATTAACGCCATTGACAACTGTTAAAGAATTGATGGCGGCATCGGTTAAGATTTTATTGTAGTCATAGCTGCCGCCCAACTGCGCGTTTTGGGAAACGGTCACATCGCCATTAAGCGTTGCGCCGCCGTCCAAAGACAATATACCGCCGGAGGTAACCGCCAAATTATTTAGAATTGAACCGCTTTCGGCTGTCAGGCTGCCGCCGTTGACCTGGGTATCATTGGCTGTTGAACCGTTTTTCATTAATACTGTGCCGCCGCTGGTAATAGTTGTATTACCAGCTGTTGCCCCGTTGTTGAGTTCCAAACCGGCAAGCTGGTTTCCGGCCGCCGTGCTGTGTCCGGCAGAGCTGACAACGGTATTTTGAATAGATCCGCTGACCTGCATGGAGCTGTTATCTTTCAAAACCGTCCCATCAGCTTTGGCGTTGGCTTCAAGAGTGATATTGCCGTTTCCGGTTGCGGTGGTGTTATTAAGAACTGCATTGCTCTTGACGTCGACCGAACCGTCCTGTTGCACAATAGTTCCGTCGAGCCGCGCATTGCTCAAAACCTCCAATTGGCTTTCGCCGCCGACAATAATGCCTGAGCCGACACCATTGTTAAACAGGGAGTCATAATGTTTGCCATATAAATTGGCATTAGTAACTTTGCTGTCTGTTGTCAGGTGATAAGAACCTGTCCCGCTGACGTTTAAGCCGTTAATCGTGCCGCTTGTTTGAGTGCCGTCAATCAGCCCGCCGTCTTTGACGGCCACGCCATCCGCGCTGGAGCTTTCCTGCATGACTAATGAGCCTTCATTAACTGTCGTATCGCGCAGGGAGGCAGAGCCTTTCGCTAAAATTGTCCCGTTGTCGTCAATAACTGAAGTTGTCGCGTTTCCGCCATCGTTTACCGTCATTGTTCCGCCGGAAATAATCGTATTGTTTGCGCTGCCGCCGTTATTAACTGTTACTGTTCCGCCGGAAACGGTTGTGTCGTTTGCATTGCCGCCGTTGTTAATATTTAAAGTGCCTTGGTCGACCGTTGTTCTGTTCGCCGTGCCGCCTTCATTTACATTCATGACACCGTTTTGATTGACTGTCGTATCATTGGCAATACCGCCGTTTCCTATATTTAAATTTCCGGAGTTAACGGTTGTTTTATTAACTGTTGAAGTTCCTGTTTCTTCCGGTGCGGGAGCTTCTGTATCTCCGCTGTCCCCGGCATCAGGAGCGTCAGGGGCATCAGGGTCGCTGGTATCAAGCCCCAGATGCCACTGACGCTCCTGATGCCGGGGACA